GTTCAGTTTTTGAGTGCTTGTAATGAAAGTGGTATATTCAAAAAGCTAAATTTAAAAATAGAAGTAGTAGAAGCGGATTTGGATGATCCCAAAACTTATTCCAAGGGTATTAGGCAGCTCAAGAATAAAATAGATAAAGAAAATAAAAAATTTGTGTTTTTAAGAAAGCCTAGTTCTACATGGATTCGTTTTGCCAACGAAAGCTTACAGGCTGCATTTGATCATAAAAGAATCTTCTTTGCTGGAGCAGCTATGGATGACAACTACAATATACAGAGGAAGGCCAATATCCCTATTGAGAAGTTGAGGTTCTTGAGGAATCAAGATGCTGAAGAGAAAAACAAAGGAGCTAAAATGATTGACTTTGTAGAGCATCAAAGAGACATGATGGATTTAATTAAGGTTCAATGTGCATTAGTTCAGGTTACAACTTCTCCACAAGGGACGCAGAGTTTTGATCTGCCACCTAACCTTCGTAAGCAGCGTGGTGCTGATAAAGCGCGAAAAGACTCTTATTCTGCTTTGGTTCTGGGTAACTGGGGTATGAATGTATACTTTGACATGATTGAAGACCAAGGCTCTGATGTTACGGAAACATTTACCCCAATGTTTATTTCTTAACTTTTAAAAGTTAGAAAGTTACTTTTGGTGTAATATAATAATACAATGGCAAGGAAGTATACTAAACGATCAGATTATTGGAAAAAGTTTGAGAACAAGCAGCCTCTCTCAGACATGTATTCGGCTGAAGCTTCTTATGAGCCAGGTCTTCTTGGAGAAGCGTTTTACACGTCTGACGCATCTTACAAGCATGTTTCAAGTGCTAAGAGAAGCAATACCTCTGCGACTTCAAATTCAGCAAGAATCAACTCTTCATCAGTAAGAACTACTATTGATAGATTCTCCAGTATTAGAAAAGGTATGCTTCCTTATGAATACGCCAGTGATGGAGTGAATGTTCGGGAAGCTATTGAGCTTTGTCAGAAAGCCTACGCTAATGTAGCCATCTTCAGAAACGCTGTCGATATCATGTCTGAGTTCGCTAATACAGACATTTACCTTGAGGGCGGCACTAAAAAAAGCAGAGAGTTCTTTAATCAATTCTTCAAGCGGATTAACCTGCAAAACCTTAAAGATCAATACTTTAGAGAGTATTACCGCAGTGGTAACATTTTCGTTTATCGTTTTGACGGCGCATTTGAAGTAAATGATTATGCTCGGCTAATGAATCAAGTCGGGGCGATCAATCCGTCCGCCAATAAGATTCCAGCTAAGTATGTTATCCTGAATCCTTTTGATATTGTATCTAAGAGAGCAACGACCTTTAATGTCGGGGCTTATGAGAAAGTCCTTTCTGAATATGAGCTTTCAAGACTTCAAAACCCTTCTACGGAAGAAGATAAATTAATATTTGATTCTCTAGACGATAAACTTAAAAAATCAGTCAAAGAAGGTTCTTACTATACAGATGGAATGAAAATTGAGTTAGACCCCAAGCGTTTAACATTTTCCTTCTATAAAAAACAAGATTATGAGCCATTCGCCATTCCTTTTGGCTATCCAGTTCTTGAAGATATCAATGCAAAGCTTGAGTTGAAAAAGATGGATCAGGCAATTACTCGCACTGTCGAGAATGTGATTCTTCTTATCACCATGGGTGCGGAACCTGAAAAAGGTGGGGTCAATGCTAATAACATCAATGCTATGCAGCAGCTTTTCCGAAACGAGAGTGTTGGTAGAGTTCTTGTGTCGGATTACACCACTAAGGCTAATTTCGTTATTCCAGATTTAAACAAAGTATTGGGGCCAACCAAATATGAGACTTTAAATGAAGACATCAAACAGGGTCTTCAGAATATTGTTGTTGGAGAAGAAAAATACAGTGCGACTCAAGTTAAAGCCCAAATCTTTATTGATAGACTCAAAGAAGCTAGAAGTTGTTTCTTGAATGATTTCCTACAGAGAGAAGTTAAAAGGATCGCCAATGATCTTGGTTTCAAGTCTTACCCAACTGTCGTTATGAAAGATATCGACATGAGAGACGAAACTCAGCTTATGCGCGTTTCTACTCGCCTTATGGAGCTTGGAATTCTTACCCCACAACAAGGAATGGAGATGTTCCAAAACGGAAAGTTCCCTGAAGCTAGTGAGATTGCTCCAGCTCAAAACCAGTTTATCGAGCAGCGTAAGCAAGGATTCTATAATCCGATTGTTGGTGGTGTCCCAATGATTGAAGATGAGGAGTCTGTCGCCCCCAAAACTAATGAAACGCCAAAGAGTGCGGGTAGACCAGAGGGGACTATAGATGCTGCGGTTTCTAAAGAAGGATATTGCCGCAAAGATATTCAAACCACCATCTATGAAATCGAAGCCTTTACTAACATCGCAAGAGAGAGTATTGAAGAGAGATTTGATTCACAAGATTTAAATGAGCAACAAGAAGAAATGCTAGCTCAGCTTTGTGAGTCTATTGTTTGTTCTACCGAGAAAGATCAGTGGGGTCAAAGATTGTCAGCTTGCGTTGAAGACTTTGAGCTTATTGAAGATTTAAATGCACTTGACGGAGTTTTAAGTGTAGCTAGTAAACATAGTTTAGATATTTATCCATCAGCAATTTTATACCATAGTCATGAAAATTAATCCAGAAGATATTAAAATCCCTCTTGAGAAGAGTGTTAGTTTTGAAAACGGCGAAGCGGAAGTTTCAATCGCTGGCAAGTATAGCGGTTCAGAAGCGGGTTTGTATAAATCATACATGAGTATGTGTTCGTCAGATGACAAGGCTCTTGTTGACACTGAAGGCATGGATAAAGATAAGACTTATGCTGCTTGTGGACTCCAGTATGACAAAATGCGAGCCATGATGTGCGACGACAGCAAAGGTGGACTTACCGAAGAGCAAAAGAAGCTTCCTCCCGCACTTCAAGAGGTAATCATCAAGAAGATGAAAAAGGATGGCAAAATTAATGAAGAAGAGTCTGAAGCTGCTATCAAAAAACTCCTCTCTAAAGATGACAAAAAAGAGTCTGACCCAAAAGGTGAAGAAATTAATGTGGTGGAGAAAAAATAAAATGCCTTACAAATACACTGCATTTTTCGAGACTGAGGTATTGGCTCATCAGATTGATGAAACCTTTATCTCTGAGGCTTCTTTGAAGGAGCTGTCTCCACTCATCCCTGAGTCTATTGACTTTAAAAATAACGTTGATTTAATGGGTGTTTCATTTAATGCCGCCGTTGTTAATATGTTTAACAAGAATGGCGATGGAATGGACACAGATACTGCCCTTGCTTCTATTAACCAATTTATTCACAAGCCTACAAACATCGAACACGATAAAGAGAAGATCGTAGGCCATATTGTGAGTGCTGGATTTAGTGAGTATGGCAGCAGTAAAATGATCCCCTCTGAGGAACTGAAAGGTGTTACTGACCCTTTTAATATTGCTTTGGGGGCGGTTGTTTATAAAGCAGCTAGTCCAAGTTTCGCTGAAGTAATTGAAAAATCTGCTAATCCAGAAAATGAATCTTTCTATAAGAAGGTTTCTGCAAGCTGGGAAGTTGGATTTAGTGATTATGTTTTAGCTGTTGGTAGCAAAAAGCTTAGTGAAGCAAGAATTGTTGATAACCCTAAAGAGATTGAAGAAATGAAAGGGTTTCTTCGGAGTTATGGCGGTTCTGGAGTCACAAACAAGGGTGAGCCAATTTATCGTTTAATTACTGGTAAGGTTTTCCCATTAGGTATTGCGTTTACAGCGAATCCAGCCGCAGACGTAAAAGGTATCTATAAAAATGTTCAAGAGGAAAACTCTGTTATTATCAAAGATAAGAGAGATAAAATTTCACAAATAAATAAAAAAACTGTAACAAAAGAAAAGAATAGTATAGCTATGGAAAACATTGTTAATGAACTCAAAGAGCTTCTGATCGAAAAAAAATTCGGTGAGGAGGCTGTTGCTTCCATGACTCAGACCTTCTCTGACGCTATTCGCACAAAAAGCGAAGAGTATGTTGAAGAGAAAAAGGCCATCGAGTCAGAAAAAGAAGCCATCAAGGAAGAATACGAAGCACTTAAAGCATCTGTCGCCGAGCTTGAAACCAAGCTGACTGAAGCTAATGAGCGCATCAATTCGTTTGAAGACGAGAAAAAAGCTGAAGAGGCTATTGCTCGTTTTAATCAGCGTATGGACGAGCTTGACTCCAAGTTCGAACTCGCCGACGAAGATCGCGAATTCCTTGCTAACGAAGTGAAGTCTCTTGAAGAGACTGAGGAAGCGTTCGCTTCTTACTCTGATAAACTTGAAGTTCTTTGGAAGCACAAGAGCAAAGCTCATAAAGAAGCTTTCGAAGCTGAAGTTCAAGCTCGTATCGAAGAGGAAGTTGCTAAAAGAGTTGCTACTGCTTCTACCGAAGAGGTTGATGTGGAAAAAGCCCTTGATAAGGTTGAGCAAACCGATGCTAACATTTCCAACAATAATGAAGCTCTCGCTTCCGAGAAGGAAGAGACTTTTGCTTCTAAATTCAAAAAGGCATTCTCCCGTGAGAATATCGAAATTACAAGATAAACTTTTTTTTAAAAAACAAACTAATTAAATATTATGTCCCTCAGAATTTTACCATTCAGACAATATGATGAAAATGACGTTGTGAATCTTTACCGTGCTTTAGATTCTGACGTATTGGACAGCACCACTGGTGCTGGAGACGGAGACGCTGGCGTTTTCGTTAAGGTCAACGCTGGTGACTTTAACCTTGAGCCTGTTACTTATGGAGCCGATGATTACCTTGGTAAGACCGACTATGCATTTGTAGGCAGAGCGCAATACCCTAAAGTTAGCCTTCAGTTTGAACCTGCTACTAGCGGAAACGAAGTGTTGGGTCTTACCCTTCTTCAAACCGCTAAAAACGACGAGAACGGAGAGAAGCTTCTCTACAACCCACAGAAGGCTGCTGAACTTCAAGCTGCCCTTCCTGGTCAAGCTGTTCCCGTAGCAACCGCTGGTATCTTCACTATCGCTGATACCGCTTATGACGGAACCCTTACTCCTGGTAAGGCATTCAAAATCTCTGCTAACGCTGGTAAAGTTACTGGTTGTGAGCGTGATGATGACGACAAGATCGGTCAAGTCCTTGGAACTGGAAGTCGCACGACTCAGAACGGACAAACTGATCAGTTCGACGGAAGCTATGCTGTCATTAAGCTTGGTTAATTTTTAATACGAAAGGAAATTATTAAATGAAAATTACTTTAAAAAGAACTCCTGAACAAATCGAATTGGTGAAAGCTATGGCTTCCCGTAATCGCACTGTCGCTTACGAAGCTCAAGTTGCTCTTGCTGAGTTTATTGGACCTGTGCTTGCAGAGGTTATCAATAACGCTCCTACTATCAGCAACCTTTTCTCCACCCTTCAGTTCAACGCCGATGACAATCCTTCTATTCCTCTTGATCTTTACCACGATGTAAACGATGAGGACTACATTAAGGTTTACAGTCAGTCCCACGCTGGTGGCCTTCCAACCAACCAAGTGCTTCCTACTGCTTCCGAGCTGAAGATTGCTACTTACGGTCTGGATACCGCAGTCAGCTTTGATCGTCGCTATGCAGCTAAGTCTCGCATGGACGTTGTTTCTAAGACCTTCACCCGCGCTGCACAAGAGATTCTTGCTAAGCAAGAGACTACTTCTGCTACTCTCGTTATGGGTGCTTTGGCTGACGCTTCAACTAACAGCACTGATCATGTTCGCGTTTCCACTACTTCTAGCGGTAAGCGTTTTTTACTTGACGACATCAACAAGATGATGACGCTTTCTAAGCGTATCAACGGTTCGTTCCTTGGTGGAACTCCTGCTGCTGGTTCTGCTCGCGGAATCACCGATCTTATTGTTTCTCCTGAAGTTGTTGAAGAGCTTCGCGCTATGGCTTACAATCCAATCAACAC